TTTTACTATATTCTTTAAATTTTATTGGACCTTCTATTTCGCCATATCTTTGTATGTAATTTTCTAAACTTTGAGCAGTTTGTTTAATTCTTTCTTCAAATAACTTAACGCCCTCGATTTCACCATATCGAAGTTTGTGTACCTCTAAAGAAACTGAATCCTTACCATATTTTAATGAATCTATTGTTCTTTGATAGATATTATCCACATTTAATTCAATTTGTTTTGTTAATACTTTAAATTTTCTATTTAAATTTAGTTCCTCATTATTATGGGCTTCGACTAATTTTTCAATGTCCTCTAAATAATGGTCAAGAGAATCTAGGCCAGTTAATTTTTTTAATTTGTTTACCGCAAAATTGATTTCCATTTTTGTATTATCGGGTACTCAGTTATTTAGAAAAAAGTTAAGTTGAGTACCCGATAAGATCATTTAACAAACAACTTATCCCCAATGGTCAGTCCACTCAAGATATTTTTCTCCCCTTCAGTAGTTGGGAATATGTGTCTGTCAGAGCAGACGATTTTCTTACCTGATTTAGTTGTAATTTCATAAACTTCTTGAGTCTCTATCGGATAAACTTCATTAACCTTGACATGTCCAGAATGAGATAAAATTTCATCTCCAACTTTAACATCTTTTATTTCAATTTTTTGGCCATCTTTTTTAGTTACTATAGTATCTAAACCGAGACATCGATTAAATTGTACCGCCGAGACTGTTGGTATATTATATTCCACACCCAATCCCCTCAATTCTTCTGCAATAGATTTTACATAAGTGTAAGAATTGGAAGTGCTTGTTTTATATCTAGATGAAGAACAGAGATTTAAATAATCAATTACAATTGCATCAGGAATAAAATTCTTTTTCATTTCAAGTTCTTTCAATAATACTTTAAAATGATTTGCACTTGCAGTTCCGGGTGGATACTCCTTAATGATAAGTTTACCTTGAGTCTTTTTACTCAATTGAGTTGTCTTACTTAAAAACTGCTCTTTTGATAATTTTGAAATATCTTGAACCGGTACATCAAGAAGATTGGCATCAATTCGTTCTGCAATTCTCTCCTCGGCCATTTCAAGAGTGATGTATAAGACATTCTTTCCTTGAAGAAGAGTTGCCGCTGAAAAATGGCAAAGAAAAAGACTTTTACCAACACCAGGCGGTGCCACAAAAAGATTTAAAGTTTTGGGTGATAAACCACCATCTGTAATTCTGTTAAGATAATCAACATCAAAAGGAATTTTAAGATCTTTTTTATGATAAAACTCATAACGAGCCTCAACGTCTTCGATATAGTCATGCCCAATTGATATATCAAATGAAACAGAAAGTGCCTCTTGTAAGATAGAAGGAATAGCATCTCGATTTCTTTTCGAGTCACCACCATCCGCAATATGAATAGATTCCATAAGGGCCAGATAAATCGCCCGATCTTTACACCACTTTTCGGTGGTCGCAAAAAGCCATTCACTTTCTACTGGATTGTAATCAAGCCCAGAAGTAATCTCCATACAATCCTTAAAGGACTGTTCAGTTAAATCAGTCCTGTTCTCAATTTCAATCTCAATTGCTTCTTTGGTTGGTAGTTGATTATAAGAAGAAAAGAATTCTTGAATTTCTTCAAAAATTACTTTTTCTGAATAATTCTGAAAATATTCAGATTTTAGGTAAGGTAGAATTTTTCGTACAAATTCTTCATTATATATTAAGTTTTTTAAAATCAGTAGTTCGACTTTATCCATCATTTATAATGTAAGTATCCTGTTAGGATGTATTTGTCATTGGTCACTGGGACTTCTCCTTTATGGGGGAACATCCACATGGGAGGAAATATTAGTAGAGAACCCTTGGTGGGATTGACTCTAAAATTGGTAAAAGATGTATCTCCACCAAGCTCCACAGTGTTAAGATAATAAGTAAAAGATAAAAATCTTCTAGCAGAATTATAATCGAGAACGTCTACATGCGTATTAAAGAATTCATCTCCATTATTTTTATATCTTTTAATTCTAAACTGCTCAAAATTGTGTTTTTCAGGAAAGCACCGATCATCAACATATTCATAATACTTATTTTTATACTCAAAAGTTTTTGAGATTATGTAATTATGAACAGTATTGACTTCATCGGTGATTTTGCAATTTTCTGTAAGATTAACTTGAGTGAAATTTGGAGTCCCATCATTTTCAATTTTTTCTTGAAGATGGTACTGGGACTCAAAAAAGTTAATTAAGAAATCACAAACATTATCCTCAATTGCATTGGGATATAGCTGAATTAGATCATTTAGTTCAATCATCAATTGGTTCCGGTTCTTGTTCAACTACCAGATCTTCGGTTAAAGAAGAGCCATACTTAAATTTCTTCTGGGCATAAGCATCTAGTTGTTCAAGAAGTTCTGGGGTGAAATATTCTTCTGGATTTGCATAAATGACGTTTTTGCCAATCTTTTTACCGTTGATCTCATAACGGTTGCCGACCCTGGGAATTATACCAGATTCCTCACCGATGTCCAAAAGTCCGTAGTAACGGTCGAGTCCGCGATGATCATAGTATAAACGTACTGATACTTCTTGATTCTCTCTACTTAAACGAGACTTAAATGTTTTGGCCTTAATAATACTACCAACGATTTCGGTTCCGTCTTTTTCTTTAGATTTGGTTAATTCAACAATTGTAGAAGCCGAATATTGCATTCCAGAACCAGAACTTTGAACAAATGCCGGACCATAACCTCCCACATTTGCATAAATGTGATTGGTCACAATCATTGGAATGTTTGCCTTACCAAGTTTAAGTGTAAGCATTCTAAACGCCGCCTTTGTAAGTTGGGCTCTTGTCATATCACGTTTTTCTTCACCAGCAAGGGTATCATTAATCTCCTTATTAGTCGAAAGCATCCCAAGAGAATCAAGAACAAACATACATGGTCTTCTTTCTTCCTCTGGCTTCTTCATATAAATGTCAACCGCCTTAAGAGCCTTAGTTCTAAATTCTTCCACAGTAACCACGTTTAAAACTACTACCCTTGAAAGGTCAATTCCCTTTTCCGATAGCATTTTTCTAGTAACGGCAGCCTCAGTGTCAAAATAAAGACAATATCCTTCTGGATTCATTTCTAAGTAATTCTTGACTACAGCAAGAGAGAAGAAAGTTTTTCCCGATGCGTTCGCCCCAGAAAATGTAGTAATTTTATTACCAGAAACTCCCCCGAAAAGAGAACCACTGACAAGGGCATTAAGCATAAATGACCCAGTATCTACATAAATTTCGTCTTCACTAATATCTTCGGCTAGTTGAGCATATTCTGAGCCGACTTCCTTAATAAGATTTTCTAAAAATTCCATAAGTTTTAAATGAAAAATTGATCGAGTGTAATTGTTTCTTCTGTTTTCCAACCAATAATATCCAATATTGCCTTTAACGGTTGCACAAAAGTTTTATCGAACTGGGTCTCATAATCCACGTAAGCATGTAGACCGAATTCTTTTGGTAGAGTCTGTATAAATCCAATCACATTTTCCATGATCGGATTGGGCATCTTCAAGTAGCAATATTTTATCTTTTCGCCGTTGGATATAAAGTTGTATTTGTTCTCCAGGCCATGTTTTTTGAGGCTGTTGTTGTATAGGATGGAACCTCGTACATGGATAGGTGTTCCCTTTTTATATAGGGAGGTTGTTGACGAAAATTTGGTCACGTCTGATACACCTTTTGGAAATGCCACTTCTTCTGGGTCAAGTTTGAAGAATTCTTTCTTCGTTTCCTCAACAAAGTTAATCATGTCCTCTTCGGTATAATTCATAAGAACCTTAAAAGCCGCATTGAGTTTGTTTCTACAAAATGCCGGAGTAGAAGACTTGACCGCCTCAATCCCAGTAACAGAAATCTTTGGCTCAGAATACCTTACCCCCTCATTATCCCAAACATTAATAATGTAATGCTTTTTGCCTGTAATAAGAAACTTATCGGCAATTTTTTCTCTCTTCATGTGTAGCTTGTTTTTATAAGCATGAAGATAATTGGCTAGTTCAGTATAAGACTCATTGATGTATTCTTGAATCTTGGTTGAAAATATAGTGTTAATAAAATTAACAATCTTTTCTTTTGAGGCGTCTTTTCCTTCAAATATTTTATTGACTAGTGGATCAACATTGAGCATCACCGAATCAGTATCACCATAAATGCAGTAGTCAACTTTTTCAGTCTTAAGGAGTTTATTGAAATAAATGTTTAGTTTATTCTCGATCCATTTGAGGGCAAGTTGACCTGATGAGGTAATGGCCTCGGCATTTCTTAGTTCATAAAACCTAAAGTATGGAGATCCAAGAGCCCCGTAACCACTGTTTAGACAGACCTTAAGACTCAGTTGCTTTACCTTATAATTGGAGATTTTATATCTTAAGGAATTGTCTTTAGATTTTTCGTATTCCTTTTCGGCGGCGATCTGAAGATTTTTATACAGTTTTCTTTTTTCATACATGTCCTCAAGAATAGCCGGAATAAACCCCTGTCGTTCTTTTGAATACATTGAACCATTAGGGCAAATTGAATACTCTGGATAGATTGATGTATCTACTTGTTTTTTAACAATCTTATCAACAGATATTGAAGGAAATGGTTGGTCTATAAGAGTCTCAGGGCTCACGTTGTGTTGCATCATAATATGTGGGTAGAGTGACGTAAGGTCAAGAGTCACTGTCCAACCATAAAGACCCGGAATTGGTTCTTTTACATAAGCACCAGCAAACTTTTCTGATTTGTTTGATTGCTTTTTAAGTGGAATGGCAATCTTTCTTTTATTGAGGTAATTGAAGATAATATTATCCCACATTCGGACCTGATAAAAAACGTCCTCATAATTAGACTTTGATTGATAAGCAAGATCAATCGCCATATTAATCAGTTGAAGTTTTTCTTCTAGTCGATCAACAAGTTCTACGTCGATCTTATTATATTTGACGTAAGTATCCCAACCATAAGTATAAAAGTCCTTAAAGGTCTCATACTGAGAGTGATCCAGTTTATTCTGACCTAGTTCATTATAGGCAATTGTATCCAGTCTATAATTTTCTGGGTTTTTGAATGAATACTTTTTATAAAGCTCCATGTAGTCAAGAAGACTTACCCCATAAATTTCGTATTGGGTTTCTGTTCTGTTGTTCTTTTGGATCTGACGATCACGGATGAATTTCCAAGGAGAAAGCCTTTTTGCATCGGCAGTCCCGAGGACTCTTTTGATTCGGTTGATTATGTATGGGATATCGAAGCCATTTGTGTTCCATCCGGTTACAACATCTGGATAATTAGCCTCCCAAAATGTCAAAAACTTATTAAGAAGATCAACCTCATTGGCACATTCTTGATAAACATAATTATCCATTACCTCAGAAAAAGGCCGACTTCCCCAGGTATAGATTTTTTTGGTTGAATAATCCTGAATAGTAATCAGAAGAATTTCTTCTTGGGCAATATCCGGTTCAGGGAATCCTCCAAGTTCGGCGGCAGTTTCAATATCAAGTGTATAAAGCCTGATTTTATTGATATTAAAATCTTCAATCTCTTCTGGATACTTTTCGGAAAGGTACTGATAAATCGCAGTTTCATGACCATAGACAGAAATTCCGTCAACGTCTTTGTACTTTTCAAGCCATTCCCTACATTCATACATTGATCCGGGGTTGATCGCGGCAACGTTTTTTCCATCCAATGTTTTCCAATTGGATTCTTTGTTAGAGGAAATATAAAAAGTGGGTCTGAAGGCTACCTTGTCTTGAAAGGGTACTCCTTCATTATCATAACCTCGTTCATAAACATAGCTTCCAATTTGTTTAACACTTGTATAAAACATTACTTAATAAGTTCTTGATATTTTTCAAGTAGTGGAGAATTTGGATCAGCAATAGTCAGGAATTTATCCGAATGCATCATAAAAGTATTTTGTGTAGAGTAATTTATCAACCAGGGTTCTAAAAAGTCACCTTTAATCTCAAAAGGTTCAATGATCTTACAGTCTGGTTGTCCAATATCTTCTGGGACAACTTCCATAATCTGAGAAATAAGAATCAGAGAATTTGGAAATAAAATTAGTTTAATGTTCATGAAAAAGAGGGCCTCTGTGGACCCTCGTATTATAGCACCTCTTGGGCTTTTGTCAAGAGGTCTTGTTGCGCCGACGTTATGGGGTGGGTAGCCAGAAGTATTTATATCTAATGTATTAAATTACTACAAGAGGGATCCAGTTTATTATGTAATAAGTGGTGATTACCGTACTTGAGGAGTCTCCTTTTTTTTACCCAAAGAATATTTTTCAACCAAATTCCAGTTCGTTTTATCCGCAAAAGAAATAATTTTTATCTGGTTTAATGGCGCTCGATCCTCCACCTGTGCAGGGTTTTTGATTTTTACAAGACCCCACTGCTCCAAAAGCGCCGAAATCGTGTGAAGCCTTTCCAAATCGTTTACAGTGATTGTGGCCTGACGATTATCCAGTGCAAACCCAAATTTATAATGAATAATATAATATTTCGCAGATTTATATAAAATATGTGCCGTCTGAAAAAGCTCTTTCTTATACCTAGAAGCCACCCCAATTCGGGTTAGTGTTTCTTTTGCAAGTAGAAAAGAATCTGGAGTTTCCAGTTCTACTTCTACCATAAGGTCTGGACTCCAACGCACATATTGTCCATCCATTTCATAATTAGCCATAAAAATTCCTCAAAATAAAGTAATTATCAATTATTTAGTTTTAACGTAATGCAACTCTCGCCTGTCTTGCTCTCCGTTCCGGATCAGTTGTCGAATCTACATCCATTCTTCCCGGCTTAAGGGCCGCTTTTTTTGTGGAGTCATCACCATTCCAGATTTTTTGGAGATCTGCCGGATTGACCTTTACGAAATCTTATTTGTCCACTACCAGTCACCTCATCTAAAATACCATCGCGCCATTCTTCCGACATGTTTGCCATAATTACACCAGCGTCCTCATAAGAATCACAGAACCCTTCAGAGACAAGATACTCGGAAACGATGTCGTAGAGGTCTAATTCTTCATTATAGGGGCCACCAACATGTCTCATAGTACCAAAAGCACTTTTAGCACCCTTTTCTTTTTTCTCTCCCCTTCCGGCTTTATGATACGATCTACGTTCACTAGTTTGATCGCCAACAGGCATTACTAAATTTCCTTCTTTATTTCTTTTTCTAATTTTCTGAAGAGGAGTTAGACCTTCATCAGCTTTTGCCTCAGAAAGAGTTTCCTCGGCATAAACCTCGTTGCGATAAATTTCGTTTATCTGCATTAAAATTTTGGGGTCCATTTTTAAATAGTAAATTATTAACTATTTAGATCCCGCCAACATTTAACTTCTCTTTGATATAATCAATCTGTTCTTTGGATAATAGTTTCAATGCCTCGATTGCCTTTTCATTATTATAACCATAATAAGACTTAACTAATTCTAGATCTTCTAATGAATTCTTTTTTAAATAATTAGAAAATCTTT